TGGGGGTGTGGAAGTGAGTTTGATTACACAGCAGGCACCGTTTTCGGGGGCTGTTCCGGCGAACCTAAGCATCAACTACACCAACCAACTTCTCGTCTCGGGATTTACCGGACTGCTTCTTTTTGAGACCACGACTGCGTCGGCTGCTCTCACTGTTCTTTCTGATGGTGAGGTCTCTGCCGCTGATGCGCTGAGCCCAGGCACGTATATTGTCTCCGGCGTTGTTTATGACAGCGCCAACAATTCAGGGCCGTGGTCCTTCACACTGACCGTGAGTGGGCCAGCAACACCACAAACGTCAGTCACGCCGTTTACATCTCCGCTTTCGACTGGCACTGAAGTCCTCGTGCCATTTCAAATCGATCCAGCGACGGGCGCTGTAGCCGTCATCTCCGATTACGTCAGCGTCATCAATCAGCACATTGCGACGATCATCATGACTCGTGGCGAAGAGCGCGTCATGCAACCGACTTTTGGTGCGGGAGCGGAATCGGCAATCTTTCAAGATTTGGATGGGCCTGATCTTTCGTTATTGATCGACAACATTCAAAGTCAATTAGCAACCTGGCAGCCCGAGATCAATGTTCTCGGTGTGACGCCAGCCCTCGTCCCTGGTTCGCCAACGACGGTTTCCATTACCGTGACATATTCGATAGCGTCAATTAACACGGTCAACTCGGTCACTGTCACGACTGGCGGAACAATTACCCAAGTAAGCGGTGGTGGAGCATGACGTTCATTGAAAACACGCCCCCAGCGGCGACTCCCGTAATCGACTATTCAAGTCGCGATTATCTGTCGATCTACAACGACCTGCTCGAACGGCGAAGCATCTACATGCCCGAGTGGACATCGACATCAACTGCCGACTTCGGAATTGCACTCATCCAAATGTTCTCCTACGTCGGAGACATCATTGGGTATTACCTCGACCGTCTTGCGGGTGAGGCCTTTATTCAAACGGCAACACAGCCTGTTTCGATCCTCAATCTGGCAGCGATGCTCGATTATCAGCCGACGCTATCTGTCGGCGCTTCAGTGAACCTCTTGTTGACTGTGAGCCCGTTGCTCGCCTCGACGTACTTCCCCTACACCGTTCCGGCGGGCACGCAGTTCTCAACGATAGGGACAGCAGCACAGGCGGCAATCATCTTCGAGACGACGCAGGCTGTTACATTTCCCAATCCAAATGGTGCCGGAACGACGTTGGCTGTTGCACTCACGGCAAACAGCACCTACACAGCGATCACTGTTGCCGCTGGTGGAATTAGCGAAGCGCTCTTTGTCGGTGATTATGTTGAAATTCTCAACACGCTTGCTACTCCATCAACTCAGTTGTTGGAAGTAACTTCAAATGCCAGTGTCGGTGCGACGGCGATTTCGGTCGCTTCGTTTGTCGCTAATGCGAACTACGCAATTGGTTCGCAGGTTGAATACACCGATCAAGCTCTTGTTCCGGCGGTCCAAGGCATCACCAACTTCACCGAAGCGGTGGGGACGTCCAATGGTTCGTTGAACCAACAGTTCTCGTTGCTCTACAACCCCGTGAGTGCTGACAGTTTTTCGCAAGGCGGCATCGTCACTGTTCTCGGGGCTCCAACTCTTGCACCGACCATCGTGTATGTCGATCTCGGGCTCGGACCACAACCGTGGACTTACGTCACCAACTTGGCGAACTATGGGCCTAATGCTCAGGTGTACACGAGCTTCGTTGATGCAGACGGAACTTTCTACATTGTCTTTGGCGACAGTGTGAACGGATTTGTGCCGCCTCTTGCTAGTCCGATTACCTGCACTTATGTAGTGAGTGACGGCGTAACTGGCAATGTGGGTGCCAATACAATTGTGAGTCCGGTTACAGCGCTCACCGGCATTTCGTGCACGAACCCGTTGCCAGCTAATGGCGGCATGGATGCAGAGTCGTTGACTTCAATTCAATTAAACGCACCGGCTTCTCTGAAAGCGCTCAATCGCGCTGTGACTGTGCAGGATTTTTCTACACTCGCTATTCAGATTCCTGGTGTGCAATGGGCGTCAGCGGTAGAGGTGACCTATCAGTTGGTCAACCTTTTTGTTGCCCCATTTGGTGGCGGGGCTCCGACTTCGGTATTGACTAGCTCGGTTGCGAGCTTTATCGATCCGCTCGTAATGGCAAATACGACGGTGACGCTTTTGTCGCCGACCTATGTGCCAATCAACATTTCGGCAAATGTCAGCATTTACCCGAACTACGGCAACACGGCTGTGCAACAAGCGGTCGTGAACGCTTTGAACAGTTTGCTCGCTTTGTCCAATACCGGCTTCGGCTTCCGAGTCTCGTTGGGTGCCGTCTACAACACCATTCTGAGTGTGGCCGGGGTCAATTACGCCAACCTCACTGTCCTTAATCGGTCGATGCTTGCGTTGACGACATCTGTTCTCACTAGCGGGCAGAGCTATAGCTCGATTCCGGTCAGTGCGTTGCCGCAGGCGGTCGCCAGCGGCGACACAATCGTTCTGAGCAACGGTGTTAGCACGCAGACACTGACGGCGAGCGGTGCGGCCTTGGCAGGGGCTGCGTCTGTTCCTGTTACCCCGTTCCTTGCGAACGCCACTTATGCCATTGGCTCGACGATCCAAGACACCACGCAGTTTGGCGATTGCGTGTTGCTTGCAAATGAGATTCCCGAGGCTCCCAATTCCTACGGGATTATTGTTTCCGGCGGGGTGGTGGGATCATGAGCAATATGGCTAACGCCATTACGTCCACGCTCAATGTTCAACCGTCCAACTACAACGGGCTCGAAGTTAGTTGGACACTTCCGAGCGGTAATTGGACTCAGCTTTATTTGCTTCGATCCTCGTTTGGGACGCCACTCAGCATATTTTCAAATGACGGTGTCGTGTTGCTCGAACAGACGAGCAACTTCTCGACGTCGTTCGTTAACGAACCGCTCGAATCAGGATTCTTCTACTACTACAGCATCATCGTCTATAGCCCAACACTGGGCGAGTACGTGTTGGCCGGAGCCGCACAAGGGCTCGTGCTCACTGAGTTCGATCTCGGGAGCACATTTCAGGCCTGGATGCCGGATTGGTACAACGAGCAAGATCAAGCCTTCATCACAACGCAACAGCCCGAAGGTCCATTAGAGCGGTTTCTCAATCTGTTGGGGTATGAAGAGGATTGGATCAAATCGGAAATCCAGTCTTTCTTCACGGCAACGAACATCGATCTTGCATCTGGTTATCTAATCCCGTTCATCGGTGGGAACTTCGATATCGATTATGAGCCCGAGTTAGGCATGACGCGCTCGCGTGCGCTCGTAAAGAACGCCGTCTTCCTTTACAAGTTCAAGGGGACGACGGGTGGCATTGCTGCCGCAGCTTCTTCGTTTTCAGGGTTCGGGTGTGAAGTCACTGCTGGCAAGAACCTTGAAATCCAGCTCGACGATTATGCGTTTGATCGTTCGACTGGGCACTGGGTTCCAGGGAATTCGAGCACGACCATTTCCAGGGAGGGCGCTGCAACTGCCGGGGTTTCTCCGGCGTACACCAGCTATGACCCGGCGACAACGAATGCAGGTTCGCCGTGGGTGAGTGGTCAGTTGTATTTGGCTGGCACCTACGTCACTGCTGTGGTTGGTGGCGTGACGTGTGTCTATTTCTCTATTCATACAGTCCAGAGCACGACATCGCCGCCTAATGATCGAACAAACTGGATTCCGGTCAACTATCTGCCGGTCAACAATTTCAACGTTGGGGTTATGTCGGGTAATGCCGCCACACCGCAGCCAATTTGGTTGACGACGTGTACCGAGGCCACAGCAACAACGCTCGGCATACCGGTGGCGCAGACAGCTACGCCGCCGATGTACGTCTTCAGTTATTACGTGCAACCACAGCAACAGACAACGCCGACTCTTCGTTCGTTTCTTGCACAGATCGATTGGTACAACATTTTCGGAGCGTTCATTAGCTCAACGGTTGGTTCTGCTGTTGCTGAAGTAGCAGACACATGGGTTCGCCCCTATGTCGTCGGTACGCCTCCGGCCGGTGCCTATTACTTTGGGCGCACCGTCAAATCTGTTCAGAGCATCACAGGCGACAATCATTTGTTCTGTGGCGCACAGAGCGAGATCAATACTCAGGCAACGCCGGGTCCTTCGTCGCTCGAACCACCAAGGGCCATCAAGCTCAATCTCTTCCCGTCGCGTCAGAACCTAATTCCAAATCCGGTCGGGCGAGCTGCTGCAAATTCTGGTGTATTTGGTTGGTCAACATCAAACGGGGCGTTCGCTGCTTCGGCCTTCATGGCGACACCGCCAGCAATTACATGGCCCGCCAATACCTCCTCTGGTTTCGTCATTACGACGTTCATTGGTGGAACGCAGGTTCCTGGTCCGGCGATGTTTGGTGCGATCATCCCAGGCATCAGCGGGCTCGGCTTCAGCATGCTCGGCGGCAATCTCTCGACAGGACCGGGGAATGTAATCAGCAGTCTGTTGATTTCCGTCAACGCCGGAGACCCGTATTCGCTGTCGGTTTATTTCATGGCCGCAACGGTCTCTCGCGAAATCCAACTCTCGATCACTTATTACAACGCAGCGGGACAGCTTCTCGCTCTTCCGGCATTTGCTGCATCGTTGTCGAGCGAACTTCTTTCGGGACAGACCTATAACGCTCTTCCGTTGAATTCTCTGCCGTTTGCGGTGAGTGCTGGGGAGCCAATCATTATCAACTTCGGAACAAGCTCTCAACAGCTTGTGCACGCTTCAGCGGCACTTCCGGCCACTGGGAGCCCCGTTGCATTGCCTGTCTTCCCGTTCGTTGCTGCGGGCACCTATCCCGCCTCTACGCCGGTCTCGTTTTCATATATCACCTTCACTGATGCCGTTGGCGTGTGGACGCGGGGCGATTTGATTAACGCCCTGATTCCGATTGGAGCTACGCAGGCTTTCTTGCAGTTCACAATCGTCAACCCAGCGACCGATGAGGTGCATTACCTCGGGGCTCCGCTGTTTGAGCCCGTCGCTTATTTGGGAACGTACTTTGATGCAAACTTCTTGCCCTCGACAGACTTCTTTTGGGAGGGCATTGCGAACGAGTCGATTTCGGATTACTATCCGAGCCTGCAATCGAAGCTCTCACGGCTCATCTCCGTAATGCCCGAATTCACTCCTATCGGGAGCACCTTCAGTCTGGTTACGATGCAGCGTGCCTTTACTAATGTGAATGAGATCGGTTAGATTTTGCTGCATGCAGAAAAGGTTCACGGTCAAACAAGAACAAGCCATCATCCGTCAATACGAGCGCGGTGATTCGACCTACAAAATTGCGGAACGGTTCGGTGTGGCAAATAGCACAACGATCATCAATGTTTTGAAGAGAGCGGGCATTCCTCGGCGACCCCGTTCGTTTTACTTTCCTCACAGCCCTTGGGTGACCACAGATGGGTACATTTGGGTGTGGGCCGAAGGTCCGTTAGCCGAGAGCATGTGTAATCACCGTGGGATGGTTTTGGAGCACAGGCTCGTAATGGCACAAAGTTTGGGTCGCCCTTTGCGAAGGGATGAAACTGTTCACCATATAAACGGTGACCGTCAAGACAACCGTCTTGAAAATTTGCAGCTTCGTCAGGGTAATCATGGGAGTGGTGCTGTATTTCGTTGTTTGGATTGTGGCTCCTACAATGTGCGCCCGAGGAAGCTTCGAAAGAAGAAAGCATTTGCCAACGTCTCTGAAATTGGATAGAAAGGTAATCAAATGAAGAACATCAACTGGCCTGTTATCGGATCGGTCGCAGCGTTCCTTGCCGGGGTTGTCGGTTCGATCTTGACCCCCGTCCTTGGGCCGACTCCGGCCACCGTGACGTCTGACATCTTGCAAGCGCTCTCGGGTGTTGCAGCGATCATTGGTGGCGGCGCAGCTACTTACGTGGCGGCTTCTGCGGCCAAGCAGAGAGCACTTTTTAAGGCCCAGCGCGAGCACGACTCGCTAGTGGCACTGTCAGGGAAGGGTCTGAACGGTTGACACTTTTGCTGTGCGCCCTCGGCGGATTTTTGGTGCCGGAGGTTGCGAAAGTAATTTTCATTTTTGATCCAAAGCGACCCTCTTCTGGCTACATCAAAATGGTGTTGGCCTTGGGAGGGTCGTTTGCGATTTCGGTTCTAATGAGCCACGGCACACGGGGCATCGTTTACGGGATTTCAGGAGCGGGGCTCGCCATCGTTATTCATCGTCTAGCTCGGCTTTTGATGCGTCTCGGCGATTTGGTTCGCCAACGTTTCGAGACCGGCAGATGATCGGCATTACCAATTGACAGTTCCTGGTGTTTTGATTAGGGTGCTGGCCGAACATCTAATGCAGGGTCTTTTATGCAGGGATTCGGCCAATGGTGTTCTGGCGGCGGGTAGCCCTTGTTGAGGGGGCTGGGGAGTGAGTAATCGCTTCCCAGCCTTTCTCTCTCGATTTTTGAAGAAGAGGATTATGAGCGAATCGACTGAAAGCGTCCTAGTCCTCGGATTCGTAGGAGATCAGGAAGTTCCTGGGGGACGCGCAAATGCGGATGCACTTCTTACCGAGCTAATCGCCGCAAACCGTAAGCGCAACAAAGGCGAATTGGTCCGCTTTGTAATCTCGGTCGAACCATTCACCGAGTCACTCCAAGAGATCGCCGATTACTGCATCGAATCAAAATACGAACTATGCCTCGTTGGTCACGAAAAAGCCATCGCTTCGAAGCGCATCGAGTTCTACACTTCGCGGGCCAAAGATGTGGTCCCATTAGGTCCAACGGTTTACACACCGGTTGGAGTCGTCAACCTTCTTTCGTTGCAGCCCAATGCGAGATTGATTCTGCTTTCGCAGGTCATCGACGATAGCTATGACGAATTGACGTCGCTCGCTTTTCAGGCGGCGATTGAACGCAACATCCCAGTCCGCGACATGCTCAAAGGATTGGATTCTGTCCGTTACACAGATGAGGAGGAACCAGACCAGATGGCTCGGCGACACGAAGATGATGACGACGATTTCGACCCTGACGCTGATTACGACGACGATGGGGAAGGCGATGATGACGGGGACGACGGCATCGGTGAATCTGACGACGATGACGACGACCAAGGGTCCGACGACTCTGAAGAGGGCGGTGACGACACCGACTGGGACGATTCTGACGAAGAGACCGGCGATGACGACGACACTTCTGATGGAGACGACGATGGCGAAGACGACGACGATGAACCAGAAGAGCCCCCAGCTCGATCCTCGTCACGAAGCTCGACCCGAAAGCCGCCTGTTCGAACTCCGGCGAAAAAGGCCGTAGCGAAGCCCACACCACCGGCACGCAAGCCGTCTCGGCCCGCAGCGGCACCGGCAGCAACGAAATCAGATGCGAAGCGGAAGCCAGTCCCAGGCAGCACCGGCACCAAATGGACTGAGCAACGATTAGCAGCCATTGCGGCCCGAGACATGGGGCGTTTTTGGGAGGTTGCAGGAGAGTTTGGTGTTGTGCGCGGTAAAGGAATGAAAGTTCCGGTTGTCATTAAGCGAGTTCTCGCTGCGCAAGATGGCGGCGTGACTCCTAAAGCAGCACCGGCAGCAAAGACGGCGGCTCCTGCGAAGAAGGCAGCTCCACAACGCACTGCTTCGAAACCGGCGCACGTTCCCGATCCAAAGCCGCGACCACAGCGGCCGAAGGAAACACCGAACGAGCCCATTAACGAAGGTGTTGATGTTGACACCATTGTGAAGAACCTCATTCGAGAGATCGGCGAAGCTCTAATCGCCCGAGCAGAACAACTTTGATTTGAATCCGGTGAGGGGTGCGGCATAGGCCTCTCACCGGATATCAAATTTTTGGCTTGACGTTTCGAGAACGATGGTTGTACGTTCTCTTTTTGCACATATCGGTGCCCGCCGATTGCGCTCCGTTTTTTGAGGAGAGTAACAAAATGAATCCCTGCGAAGCCGCGTCTTCGGACGCTTTAGTCCCTCACGTCTCGTGATTGATCGAGTGCTGGTGAGCACGAACATACCGAGGCTTTTCAAGCAAACATTGTTTCGGGACTACGACACAAAACGCAGACCCGGTACAGCGAGCGTGCTTCGAGAACTCGATAAGTGGAACCCAACAGACAGCCATCCGTTTGCTTTGTTGCAAGGTCCACCCAATGTCGGAAAGACAATGCTCGCCTCTGCTCTTGAAAACGAATATCACAGTGGGTATGCAGTACCCGAGAACGTGGATGCTGAAACCGCAACCGTTCTTCGACAGAAGAAGTGCCCGCTTTATTTCATTCAACTTGCAGAATTGATTGACCTTCACCTCCGAGCCTTTCGTCTCCAAGGTCTCGTCGAGAAGGGGCTTCAAGAGCCCGACGAGTTTTTGGAGATAGACAAGCTTTTACAAGATTTGAAAAACCGTGTAAAAGTCCTTGTGATCGATGATGTCGGAAAGGAACACCGCACATCCTCCGGCTTTGCCGAGGATGCTTTTGATCTATTGGTTCGCACTCGTCACAACGCAGGACTAACCACTGTCTTTACGACAAATCTTCCAATCAAGAAGTGGTCGTATCAGTACTCCGACAGCATGCAGTCTTTGATCGAGCGCTCTTCGGTAGTTCTTAGCTTCTAGTGGAGCGCGGCCAGTTCGCCGTCGAGACGCTGCCTTGTTGGTTGTTCGTTTTCGATGGGTTGATTGCTCATTGTGACCGCCCGAAAGCGGAGCGCCTAGCGGTTCGGGCTCGTCGTTGGACAACGGCGTTTTCGATGTGGGCCGTGAACTACAAAGTCTGCGACTACATGAACCTCGTCATGTCGAGGGGAATGCAAGTTGAAGTGCTTACGTGGCACGAACCTGAATTTGCAGAACTTGTGCACGACCGTCTTTGGTCGATGGGGGTGCGTGTGCGAGAGACGCGAAGCTCTGACTATGCATGGGAGTCGCCACACATCGCCGTCGATTCTTTGGTGCAGGTTGTTTTCGATCCCGACCCGAGTCATCGCTTTGGATACGGGTGGAAAGCCCGTGAGCTGTAATGGATGTCGGGCGCGCACTACTTACACAGATCATTGACGAAGACGATCTCAATTCGGTCCTTAATGTCGGGGTCAGAGCTGACTGGTTCGAAGACAAAGACCAGCGGAAGATTTACCTCTGGATCAAGGAGTATTTCGACCGGTATGGAGAAACACCAACCGATGAAGTATTGAGTCACCAGTTCCCGACTTTTCGTCTGTCGAGCAATCCGCCGCCTTACGACTACTGCGTGGACCGGTTTGTAGAACAGCGCACTCGCGTGATCCTGATGGACGCAATCATCGAGGCCAATCAAGCTCTTGATCTCGACAACCAGAAGGACGCACAATCGGCATTTTCGAAAGCGCTGCTGCGAGTAGGAACTGAGGTAACGCCCATTGACGACTCGAACGCCATCAAGACGTTGCGAGATCGCTTCGAGTTCTATCGAGAGCACTGCAAGAACGCAGGAAAGCTTCGTGGGGTTACGACTGGGTTCTCGACGCTCGACACCATTACCGGCGGTTTTCAACCCGAGCAGTTCATTCTCTTTGGTGGGTTTGCGAAGCAGTGCAAGTCGTGGGTTCTCATGACGTCGGCCTTTCGGGCGCATGGGCAAGGAAAGACGGCGCTCTTCGTTACCTTTGAGATGTCTGTGTTTGAACAGCTCTGTCGGTTTGACGCTCTTGCTGCTGGGATTAACGCCAACAGTCTTTTGTACGGGCGAATGAAGAACGACGATTGGCGCAAGCTCAAAAAAGGAATGAGCCTTGTTCGAGGCCTTCGTCCGTTCATCATTACTGCTGATCTGTCTCGAACAATGACGCTTTCTGGTCTCGCTGGCAAAATCGAGCAACACCAGCCCGACATTGTTTACGTCGATGGTTGTTATCTCATGGACAACGAAGTTGGTGCAGAGCCTTTCTCGACACAGGCTTATACCTCGATCTCTCGTGGCCTGAAGCGTCTCGCCCAACGTAAGAAGATTCCCATCGTCTGCACTACACAAGCACTCACTGGAAAAGCGAGAGATGGTCGCGTCACTATGCACTCTCTCGGGTGGACGAGTGCGTGGTCACAAGATGCCGATCTCATTATGGGGGTCGAGAAGCCAGAGAAGACACGGATCATTGATCTGCGTGTCGTTGGGGCTCGAAATGTCGCACCACGAGACATCAGTGTTTCGTGCAATTTTGAAGAGAGCATTTTTGAAGAATGTGATACCGACGAGGAGGATGATGACGATGATTAGTGGACTCGATCCCAAGAAGTACACCGTACTGAAAGGTGAAGAGCGGTTGGATGACGAGAGTGTTTTCGTTATTCGAAGCGGCGACATTTTGGCTGTTCCTGCTCTGTCGGCATACCGTCAGACAATTTTGCAATTACTCGATCTTGACGACGTGCAGAAACAACTCACCGAGAACCAACGAGACCATTTGATCAATCTCGCAGAAGGTGTTGACAATCGTATTGACAAATGGTCAGCCGTGGTCATTAAGAAGATTCCCGACTGATGGACGATGTCGAGCAGATTCTCGACCAGCTCAACATTGTCGTTCGTTCAAAAGGTCGAGAACTGTCTGCGGAATGCCCATTCCACACTGATAGCCATCCATCATTTTCCATCAATGCGAACTCGGGGCTTTGGATTTGCTATCAGTGTGGGCGTGCGGGCACGCTCGAAATGCTCATACAGGAGATCACCGGGGAAACGGCTACCGGTGCCTCCTTGTTACGCGAGGTCCGACGTCGTCCAAAGAAGGCCAAGGAGGAGCTAGAAGCTCCACAAGAGATTGACATCAACATTGTGCGAGCGATCTATGCCAGCTTGAAGACACCGCCATCGTGGGCTTGCGAGGAGCGTTCCTTCGGTCGAGCTGAGGCAAAGGAGTACAGCATCAAATGGGATCATGGATGGGTGTTGCCTATTTGGGACCCTGAAGGTGTTCACGGTGACGTCTTTGATTTGTGGGGATGGCAGTACAAGCAGATCGACTTCCATTCGAACTTTCCAAAGACTGTCAAGAAGTCAATGACCCTTTTTGGCCTTCGAGAGTTCCTTTGGCACGGCGACGGCAATTCGCTCATATTGGTCGAGTCCCCGCTCGATGTTGTTCGACTGGCAACGGTCGGTTTGTGGGCTGTGGCGAGCTTTGGAGCCATTGTCTCGAAGCGGCAAATGGAGCTGCTGATTGATGCGACAGACCGAGTTGTGTTGGCGCTCGATAATGATGATGCTGGGAGGGAGGCGACGAAGCGCATCTATCGCCCGCTCATCGGTCGAGTACATCGAGTCCATGTGGTTACGGAGCGGTTTCCAGACAAGTGCAAGGACCCCGGTGAAATGTCAGACAAGCAAATCGAGAAGGTATTTGGGTGACGTTCAAAGGCGAGCTGTACGAGTTCCAAGCTAAGTGTGTCGAGAAAATGCTCAAACGACGTCGCGTCTTGGTAGCCCATCGCATGGGGCTCGGGAAGACCGTCACCGCTATTGCAGCCGTCGAGTCGTTGATTGATGACGGGCTCGTCCGTTCGGTGCTTGTGATTTGTACTGCATCGATTCAATGGCAGTGGAAGCGAAGAATCGACGAGTTCACTGATGGAGCCCTCACGCTCATAATCGAGGGTCCGCAGCCGGATCGTGTAGCCCAGTATCGCAAGGTGAAGCGTGGAGACGTCGAATACGTCATCATGAGCTACAACCAAGTGGTGTCAGACTGGGACATAGTCAAACTGCTGCACTGGGACGCCATCGTTTGCGACGAGGTGGCTGCAATCAAGAACACTGGCGCAGATCGCTCTCGACACATCAAGCGGTTGAAGGCTCGTTATCGATTTGGTTTGACGGGGCAGCCGATTGAGAATCGACCTGAAGATGCTTTCTCGATCATGGAATGGATTGATCGACCGTTTCTCGGTGACGCCGGAGAGTTCGACATGCGTTACATCGTCCGGCGAGATAACGGAACGGTTCGCTTCTACAAGAGGCTCAACGAGTTTCGAAAGAAGATTCAGGACGTTATGGATCGACGCACACGCAAAGACGTCGCCGATCAAATGCCAGCTCTCGTGGAGACTGCTGAGTACGTCTACTTCGATGCACCGGGACGAAAGCTATATCGCAAGATTTCACGGGAGTTGGTAGACGTCATTGTTTCCACTCCTCGATATTCGACGTTTGATTTGCAAGCGCATTACGCCGGGGTCAACGATGGGACAGCACAAGGCGACATCATGGCGCGAATGTTGGCATTACGAATGTTGTGTGACCATCCAGAGCTAATCCGAATCTCGGCACGCCTCTACAACAAGACTGGCGGTAAGCACGGTTCCGCATATGCGGTTGAACTCATGGATCAAAAACTCGTTGATCCGGTAAAGGCAAGCCCGAAGCTACATGCGACGCTGGAACTAATCGACCGCACACTCGAAGAGGATGATGAGAACAAAGTCGTTCTCTTCAGTTTCTTCAAACCGATGCTTGCAATTATCGCCAAGGAACTGAAGTGGGGTTACGAAATGTTTACCGGTGATCTTTCGGCACGAGATCGCGATGCAGCTATTGAACACTTTGGCAGTGATCCAAACTGTCGAGTGTTTTTGTCGTCCGATGCGGGTGGTGTCGGTGTTGACCTTCCAATGGCGAACTACTTGATCTCTTACGATCTTCCGTGGAGTGCCGGAGCGTTCGAGCAACGCAAGGGGCGCATCGACCGCATTAGCTCAAAGTTTCCTGAGGTCACGATGATTTCAATGCTCATGCATAATTCTATAGAAGAGCGCATGCTCGAAATGCTCAACCAGAAGAGCGCCATTGCCGCCGCTTTCCTTGATGGGGAGGGGTTGGATCGAGGCACTTTCAAGCTCACCCTCGGGACTCTCGCTGATTTTCTTCAGGAAAGACATTAGAAGTGAAACGGTGTAGCAAATGCAAAACCGACAAACAGCTTGATGCTTTCGGTCCTGAATGGCCTCACCCCGAATCGGCATCTATTGACCACGTCATCCCCCTCAGTTGTGGGGGAGGGGACGTGTTTGACAATGTGCAATCTGCTCACCTTCGGTGCAATCTTCGCAAGGGGAGTCGAGCCGTGCAAGAACGTCACTGATCAAAAGTCCTGGTAGATGCGCTCTTGCACGACCAGCCTGTAGCTGTTATGTTCTTTTTCCATTCGGGTGATACACCCCCTGCGTACTGTGGCCGCACGAACCTAAAGAGGAGGCAGCAATGTCAACAGCAACGGAAGTAACAAGGCGGTCAAGCACGCGTCCACGACGCCCTGATTTCATCAAGCTGTTCAAGCAGTGGCTTGGTGTGAAGGACATTGTTGGGCAGACATCTGATCGACAGGACACTCTTCGCAAGCGGATTCTCACTGGCGTTGAAGAGTTCGGGGAAGAGGATGACAACGGCAACCACTGGATTTATCTTCCAGAGCCGATTTCATTCACCGACTGGAACGGGAAGACGTTTCGTTATGCAGCGTTGAAGCGAGAACGTCACCTCACACCAGCAAATCCTGTCCCGGTCGATGACAAAGCTGAAGTGCTTCTTCGCAAGAAGGGTCTGTGGCTAACCGCAGCGCAGGAAAAGGTTCTTACGGACATTCAAACGGCGAACCCGTTTGTGAACATCAGCATTGAGCTGAATCGAGATGAGTTCACGCGAGGGCTCTTCTTGAAGCGATATACGGATGCTGAGTACGAGCGCACATTGTGCGAGCAGAAGCCGTCATTTCAATTTCGACCGAGTGAGTCATAAGGAGGTTCACAAGGACAAAAGATTCGCACTGGCTGGTGCGTAGCTCTGAGTTACTTCTCACTATTGCAGACAAATACTCGGGGTAATTGGTTCTCAGCCAGGTTTCGCAGCGGTAGATGCGAAGGCAATGGGTTACTTCTTTTGGTGAAAACACCCGACGCCGTTTTGGTTCACTGCCGCGATATTTAAGTGGGCGATGCGAAGATTTGGGTTACTTCCATGTTAAGGACGGAGTCGCTGGTTCGAATCCAGTCATCGGGGCTTGCCTCGATGTAGCTCAGTGGTAGAGCACGTACATTTCCCGAGTCGTTTGGTTCACGTCCACGCTTTGTAGTTGCAGATGTGATGTTTACCGGTTACTTCTTTGGATTAGAGAGAGGTCTTCGGGCCTTGGTGGTTCAAACCCACCTCACCGGTTGCGAACGGTTCACTGCAACGCTTTTTGAGTGCCAGAAGTGAAGAGAGCGAGTTACTTCTATGAGTATTGGTTCGAATCCAAGCGTCCTGAAAGGGGCGACGCCCTAACGGCTTGGGCAAACTCGTTTTCGTTTGGTTCTCTGGCACTGCCAATTTCAATCAAATTCAATTCAACTGAGGAAAGGAACGAAATGCCAAAGTTCTCGCAGCATCCAAAGCCTGCGGTGCACCACCCGATTCAAACGTCGGGTGAAGACGTTATTAACTGGGAGGGAGCGAGCGCCTATGGCCTCGATCCCAAGTCCGATCTGTTCTTGCTCGCTTGCACAAACATGGTCGGAGAAGAGACTTTCTATGAGAGCGCTTCTGATCGAGACAACCGGTTCGAAAAACTCATTCACCGAAACGTGCACGAAGACCCCGAGTGGGTTGCACGGTTCGCCCCATTTCTCCGCGGCCCAATGGGCATGCGCTCCGCTTCGGCGGTTCTTGCGTGTGAGTACATCAAGGCCGGTGGTCCTGAGGGCCGTAAAGTCGTTGACTCAGTCTGCCAGCGTGCAGACGAGCCCGCCGAGATCATCGGGTACTGGCATTCCCGCCACGGTCGCAAGTTGCCACAGCCGATCAAGCGTGGCGTTGCTGACGCTGCCAAGCGTCTGTACAACGAGCGCAACGTTCTTCGGTACGACGGCGAGCGTCGAGGAATTCGCTTCGCTGACGTAATCGAGCTGACTCACCCCAAGCCGCGAGAGGATTGGCAGGCTCGCCTATTCAAGTACCTGCTCGACAATCGTCACCACGACGATGCGAACATTGAAGGCCTTGGCCTCATTGCCGGTGACCGGCTTTGGCTCGACATGCCAGAAGACATGCGTCGAGTCAACCTTCGAGAGAACGGAATTCCTGATGGTTGGTCGTGGGAGCGTCTTGCCGGTTGGCTCCCCGGCGGCATGGATGCTGAAGGGTGGGAGGCTGTTATCCCGAACATGGGTGTAATGGCGCTCATCCGAAACCTTCGGAACTTTGATCAGAAGAACATCTCGGATGCGGCTATCGACAAGGTGATTGCGAAGATCACCGACAAGACCGAGGTCGAGAAGTCTCGTATTTGGCCGCATCAAGTGTGGGCGGCTTATCGCGAGGCTCCATCAGACAACTGGAAGCGAGCGCTTGGGACAACCCTGACGCTGGCAACACAGAACACGCCGGAGCTTCCTGGTTCGACGTTGATCCTGATCGACATGTCAGGCTCAATGCAACAGGGCATCTCCAATCGTGGAACCGTTCAGCGAATCGAGATCGCTGCTGTAATGGCGACTGCAATGGCAAAGAAGAACAACGCCGACATTGTTGTCTTCGGTCAGAGTCATGCTCGATTTGATTTGCCATCGGGCGCATCAACGCTCAATTGGGTGCAGGAGATTGTTCGCAACATTGGTTGTGTCGGTCATTCCACGTATCTTCACTCGGCGATTCGTGCAACATGGCATCCGCATTACAGCCGGGTTGTCGTGTTCACCGATGACCAGGCTCAGGATGCTCGTCAGGTGCCGCTCAACGATGTTTCGCCGATCTACACCTTCGACCTTGCCGGTTACGGCCGAGCATCGTTGACAGCGGGTGAGCGGGGACGGTTCCGTTTCGGCGGATTCTCCGACAAGCTCCTGACGGCCATTCCAGTGCTCGAATCGGGCAATGACGGAACCTGGCCGTTCTAAGGTCTTCGACGGAGCGACGTTCGACTATGAACTCGATAAAGGAATCAATCCTGAACTGTCGCAATTGTGCATTACACAAAGTCGGCAGTGGTCCAATTCCATACACGGGACGCCCGTGTGACGTAATGATTCTCGGGGAAGCTCCTGGGATTGAAGAAGACGAACGAGGCAAGCCGTTTATTGGGCTCGCTGGGAAACTTCTTTGGGAAGAACTTCGCAGTGTTGGCATCGAGCGACGAGATTGCTTTGTAGCAAATGCTGTCTCGTGCTGGCCGGATCGAACTCCGACCGATGCAGAAATGTATGCGTGTCGTGGCAACCTCTACCGACAGATCAAGCGCTGCAACCCGTTCATCATCTTGGCCTTGGGGAACATTCCGAACAGCTCTCTCGGCAAGAAAGAGGGTATTGGCGAGATTAGGGGCGAGTGGTACGTTCTTCCCTGGTTTAAGTCAAACACGGACGAAGACATTTGGGTGTTCCCAACATGGCACCCCGCTTACCTCCTTCGCCGTCGTCTTGCATTGCCTGAATGGAGAAACGATTTGCGTGAGTTTGCGAGAGCGCTGAATGCCTAGACGCGAGCGCTGGGATAGCGAACCACATTTCATGTATTACCAAGGGCAGACAATCGAGGTCTTTACTCGTGCGGCTCTTGCAAAAGCGCTCAATCGCTCTGTTGTAACTATTCGAAAAATGGAGACGGATGGAGTACTGTGCCATCCCCGATTGAAGAAGCTTACGAATAACAACTAGGTTTGTCTTTGGCTTTACACGAGAGATCAGATTCGTGATCTTGTAGAGCTTGCACGACGTGAGGGAGTTTTGGAACTCCAAAACGGGAAGCGATATCCAGATCGTTTCTGTAAGGAAGCACAAGCAATACTTCGGCGAAGGCCGAAGCTCATTTGAAAAAGGAGAATCCCTGCCATGCCTGAAGTTCGTCGCCGTACCCGCACATCCTCAACACGATCTACCGGTCGTGTCACTCGTCCTCGTGATCGAGATGTCGATCCTGAAGACGACGATGACGATGTCGATGCAACTGATGAACCGGCTCGTCGCCCAGCATCTCGAACAACCTCGCGTCCAAAGACGCGTCGTGAGGAGCCAGAAGACGACGAAGAACCAGACGATGACGACGACGCCGATGAGGGCGACGACGATGACGAGGAGCCTGAAGAGAAGCCTCGTGCTCGTACATCAAGTCGCTCGGGTTCGAAGTCTCGAACGACTGCACGCCGACCAAAGCCAGAACCTGAAGACGACGATGACGACGCTGACGCTGACGACGATGAGCCAGCGTCACGCCGAACGTCTCGTTCGTCATCTTCTCGTTCGTCTTCGAGCAAAGAGAAGGTTGCGAGCGGTGTTCGTAGCGGGTGGGAAGGTGCCGAGGCTGTTCGAAAGCAGGGCGGCAGCGGTCCTAATCGGTTGAGCATTACCGGTGAGCCCGAGTTGATCAAGTTCTTGGAGGCAGCGCCTTTTGCGAACTTCAAGCAACACTGGGTTCCGCAAGGAAAGCGGCAGCCAGATCGTCCTTACACTTGTCCAGGTACGGGTTGCCCTCTCTGCAAGATCGGTGATGTTGGAAGCAAGGCGTTCTGTTTCAACGTCTTGCACCTTTCAACCGGCGGTGATCCTGAGCCCAAGATGCTCCAAGTTGCCGTGAAGGCATTTGAGGCGTTGAAGGAAGCAGCGACGCCGCGAGACGCAGACCGTCCGAAGATTCGAGTCGGTTATTGGGCCGTCACTCGTTCCGGTAAGGGACAGCGTTCACAGACGAACTTTCGTCCGGTGAAGGAACGAGACCTCGAAGAGGATTGGTCAGAAATCTTCGAGCACTTCAACTTCGACGAGTTGCCGGACATCATCGAAGAAGCCAAGACGCAGCTTCTGAAGCCCGACTTCGTTCGGCCATCGACAATCGCACAACTTCAAAAGGTTGCACGATTGTTGTCCGAAGAGGGCGGCGACGATGATGACGACGACGCGGATGACGACGATTGATCGTTCGTGCCGAGTACTGGAAGTCCAACGCTGAGGTAATAGTGGCGGCAAATCAGCTCGGTTACATTACGGACGACGATTTTGTCCTTGATGCAACTTTTGGGATCGGCGTTTGGTGGAAGGTTTACCGACCACCAGCGCTGATCACCAATTCTCTTCTCGAAACCATCGAGAGCGACTTTCATTACGACTTCAGGAAGTTCCCCGATCATTGGAAAGACCTGTTCAACGTCGTAGCGTATGACCCTCCATATAAGTTGAACGGGAAGCCATCAGAGGCTGACATTAGATATGGAGTGGATGTGCGGGCAACATGGGAAGAGCGGTACGAGCTAATCGAACAGGGCATCGTTGGGTGCTCCGAAATCGTTGCTCCCGACGGTCGGTTGTTCCTCAAATGCATGGATCAGGTTTGTCTATTTGAAGTTCGGTGGCAGACCAAAGACTTCGCTAATTTCGCTGAAAAGCACGGATTTGTTCTCGAAGACCGACTCGACAGGTTACGCAAGCCTCGTGTACAACCTGTCAAGAACAAAGACGGCTCTAAGCGCACGCAGCGACACGCTCAGGCCAATTCAAGCTCACTTCTCATCTTGAAGAAGGTCGCATGACTCTCGGGATCACCACCATCGCCGAACTCAAAGAGATGGTCGATGACTACATGAAGTTCAACGAGTTCGTCATCGATGTTGAGACAAAGGGTGAGACAGAGGCTATGCAACTCGACCCGACTCGTAACGAGGTCTTCTGGATTTCGTTCGCAACATTCGGTCGAGCAGATGTCGTTGCTTGTGGGCATCCATTGGGGGAACGGATTGCCTTCCCTCCGGTCGATGACGAACATCGATTCAAGAAGAACGGTAAAGACTTCGAGGAGCGCAGAGTCAACCCCGAAACGGGAAAGATGAAATGGTTCCCGTACCCGCAAGAATTCACACCACCTCCGCAACAACTTTGGCTTGTTGAGGTAATCGACATCATTAAACCGTTGCTCTTCAGTGACCGGCGCAAGATCGGTCACAACGTGAAGTTCGATATGGAATCGCTTGCCAAATACTTCGGAGCTATGCCTCCTGGCCCGTTTGGCGACACGATGGTTGCAGCCAAGCTCGTCGATGAAAACCAAATGGGCTATGGGCTCAAAGACATGGTCAAGCGCGAGTTCAATTTTGAATACGACAAGATTGGGAAGTTCGTTGCTAAGGCTCCATATTCAGAGGCCTATCAGTA